AAAACGCCCGACTTGAGTTAATTAGAGGATGAATATTTTAACCACAAGCGCAACAGCGCAGAATTTACAAATCATCCCTCGCTCGTTTCCTGCTTCTGTTTCGGCACGGTTAACGAATGAATCTACCAATACCACCCAAACGCAAACAATCGCACCTACAAGCGCTAACGGGTATATGACCTTGAATGCTGCTTGGACTTTAAAGGCACAAAACTTTTACCTATTGGAGGTGTTTAGTGGTGTAAATTTGATTTATCGTGGCCGGGTATTCTGCACCGACCAAACAAACTTCGAGAAGTTCACCGTGAATGCCGGGGTGTACGACCAAGAAACCGCAGGAGATAATACGTTCGTAATTATATGAGCAACATACGATTTATGGCCTTAAATTCCTACGTTAAGCCGCAGGTAAAGGAGGTTAGTGGAAAGAACTGGATTGAGTACGGGAATGATAATAATTATTTCCAATACCTGATTGACCGCTACAACGGAAGTCCTACTAATAACGCAATCATTAACGGCGTTATCGATATGATTTTCGGCAAGGGTCTGGCTGCAACAGACGCAGCCCAGAAGCCCGACGAGTACGCAATGATGATGGGCTTATTCACCAAGAACTGCGTTAAGAAGGTTGTTAGCGATTTTAAGATGATGGGCAATGCTGCCTTTCAAGTTATCTACAACCAAGACCATTCAAAGGTTGTGGGCATTGAGCATATCCCAGTCGAGACCTTGCGTGCTGAAAAGTGCAACGAGGAAGGTTTTATTCCTGCTTATTACTACGCAAAGAACTGGGATAGGGTAGCACAACGCAAAGAGGTTCCGGTACGCATTGATGCTTACGGAATGTCCAAGGCGGGTATCGAGATTCTTTATATCAAACCGTACAAAGCGGGATACTATTACTACGCCCCAACGGACTACCAGGGTTCCTTGCCCTATGCCGAGCTGGAGGAAGAGGTAGCGAATTACCATATCAGCAATATCAAGAACGGACTGGCTCCGTCGATGCTGATTAACTTTAACAACGGAACACCTACCGAAGACGAGCAGAGCTTAATTGAGGCACGTATTGCAGATAAGTTTTCCGGTAGCTCGAATGCGGGTCGGTTTATCTTGGCGTTTAACGATAACAAGGAACTTGCAGCAACAATCGAACCCGTACAATTATCCGACGCAAGCGAGCAGTACCAATTCCTTTCCTCGGAATGTACGCAGAAGATTATGGTAGGCCACCGGGTCACAAGCCCAATGCTTTTAGGCATTAAAGATAGCAGCGGACTTGGTAATAACGCCGACGAGTTGAAGACTGCTTCTATCTTGTTCGATAACGTGGTTATTAGACCATTACAAGAGATTATCCTTGACGCAATAGAGCAAGTGCTATCTTTCAACGGAGCGGCCTTAAATATCTATTTTAAGACGTTACAGCCGTTGGAGTTCAAAGAGGAAATTGTTGCCCCTTCCGAGGTGGTAGAGGAATCTACCGGAGTGGAGGATAGCGGTATTGCAATGTCCGCAGACGTGAGCGATGAAGTTCTTAACGGAATGTTTGAAACGCTAAAAGAGTTTGGCGAAGACGAGGACTTGGATAACTGGGAATTGGTAGACGAACGTCAGGTTGACTATGAGCAGGAAGAGTATTTAGATTCTATTTTGCAGTTTGCTAAGAGCCCCAAAGTAAAGACCGGAGAGGCATTCCCAAACGCAAAGTCAGACCAAGACGGTGAAACCAAAGACGGACGTAAGTACAAGATTCGTTATGCCTACGCACCGGGAACAACCAAGCCCAATAGCCGTGAGTTCTGCAAGCTGATGGTAGGCAAAAAGAAGGTCTACCGCAAGGAGGACATTATGCGTATGCGTAATCAGGTGGTTAATAGCGTTTCCAAAAACGGAAAGGGATTTGGCCCAAATGGTGATACAACATACGACATTTGGTTGTACAAAGGAGGCGCACGTTGCCACCACTTCTGGATGCGTAAGACCTACCTGGCAAAAGCCGAGGGCGTAACTCCAGATGCTAAAAACCCGAATGCAGACGTATCGGTAAACCAAGCCCGTAAGGCAGGCGTAAAGCCAGAGGTGAATAACCCAAAGGTTGCAAAGCGTCCGGTAGATATGCCCAATGAAGGATTCTTAAAACCTCGTAAATAATGGCCACGGCTCTTTTTATCAAGCGTGAGGATATTGTACGCAATACGGTTATTTCCGGCAACGTAGATACGGATAAGTTTATCCAGTTTATCAAGATTGCCCAAGAGATTCATATCCAGAATTACACCGGAACAAAGTTGTACGATAAGATTTCCTCGGATATTATTGCTAATACACTTTCAGGTAATTACCTATCGCTTGTAACGGATTACGTGCAGCCAATGCTTATCCACTTTGCAATGGTTGAGTATTTGCCGTTTGCTGCTTACACAGTTGCTAACGGAGGTGTATACAAGCATACGAGCGAGAACGCAACAAACGCAGAGAAAATCGAAATTGATTATTTAGTCGAAAAGGAACGCACGATAGCCAAATACTACACGGAGCGTTTTATTGACTATATGAGCTTCAATCAATCTTTATTCCCAGAGTACAATGCCAACGTCAACGAAGACATCTACCCAGACCGAGATTCCCGCCCGGCCTCGTGGGTTCTATAAAGTAAAAACCGAGAATCTAATTAAATTAAAAAAGTACCTGGAAAATGGCAAATGACATCGGTTGGGGTAATATCTACTGCTCCTCTTATTGGGGGGATGAGGACTACAATACACGGGCAATAGGTGACGTACCTACTTGCTTTGGTAATGCTTATATATATGCGGATGCGTATGTTGCTCGTGTTGCCGCCGATAGCGGAACCACCGAAGGGTACGAGTGTTTAGTTGTTGCTATTGATAAATTAAACTTTAACTAATGTCAAGTTTCTACGATGATGCCAGTTTGGTGGTTATACCAAGCGGCTATAAGACAAGCAAGGTATATGCCGAGAAACCGACAGACGGCAGCGGTGATTTAGCGTTCACCCGTACAGGGGATACGGCTACTCGTGTAAATTCTGCGGGGCTGATTGAGAAGGTGCGGACGAATTTAGTTTTGCAATCTAATACGTTTAGCACGACTTGGGCGAGCGCTGGAAGTGGTGCAACTCGTACAAGTGGTCAAACAGACCCCGATGGCGGTACTGCCGCTTGGCTTTTGGCTAAACTTGGCACAACTGGTCGCATTGAGCAAACCATCACGATGAGCGCAAACGAGCAGACCTTTAGCATTGTAGCAAAAAAAGGTACTGCTAATTTTTTATTCCTTAATGTATATGACGGGACAAATTCACACGAGGTTTCGTTTAATCTTGATACTGGAGCGGTAGGTGTGCAAAATTCCGCAGTAGGTTCTATCGTTTCTCTTGGTTCTGGATGGTTTCGCTGCTCTGTAACTTCAACAAACGCCACCGCATCGGGGATTATTCAAATTTTTATTTCTGATAGCAGTGCTTCTATAACGGGCGCAACGGGTAACATTTTTATCTACGAAAGTCAGTTTGAAAACGGAGTAGCAACAGACTACATACCCACCACCACCGCAGCGGTAAGTGTTGGCCCAGTTGCTAACGTACCCCGCCTTGACTACCTCGGTAGCACTTGTCCTCGCCTGTTGCTGGAGCCGCAGCGGACGAACCTTTACCCATACTCCGAGCAGCTTAACCAATGGACGGCAAGTAGCGCAACAGTAACGGCTAACTATGCCGTAAGCCCTGACGGATACACCAACGCAGACCGTGTAGTATTTGCCGCTGGCGGTTTGCTTTATAATGGCGCAACTGGCTCCGCAGGACAGAACACTTTAAGCGTTTATGCCAAAGCAACAAACGGAGTAAGCGGACAATTTCGCTTTTTTGGAAACGGTAATACCACGCTTTCAACCAACCAAACGGCTACGGGCGAATGGCAACGCTTCACGTTTACATACACCTACTCGGCTGTAACGGCTGGACTTGCTGCGCCTACAACAGGGGGCGGAGTTAGTGACGTAATCTTTTGGGGCTTTCAGCACGAAATTGGAGCCTACGCCACCTCTTACATTCCAACGCCTGGCGCAAGTTCGGTAACCCGTGTGGCCGATGCTGCCTCAAAGACGGGCATTAGCTCGCTAATTGGGCAGACGGAGGGGACTTTGTTTGGTGAGTTTACGTTTACTGGAGTTACTTCTTTACATATGTTAGCAAGTGTAGCGGGAAGCTACACAAGTGCGGTCTACGTACAAACAGGCTCATCAACTGGAATTAGTATGCAAGTTTGGAGTGGAGCCACGAACCAAGTAGGTATAAATTTTATCGGTTTAACTGTTGGTCAAAATGTAAAGTTTGCAGCAGCATACAAAGCCAACGACTTTATGCTTTATGTAAACGGAGTACAAGCTGGAAGCTCTACAAGCGGAAGCGTTCCTGCTGGATTGTCGCAACTTGAAGTGGGGTCATATGCTGAAGCTGGTTCACCATTTAACTTTAATAGTTCAATAAAGCAAGCCATTGTTTTCAAGACCCGTCTAACCAACGCCCAACTGGCAGAACTTACTACGATATGATATTCCGTAAATACCAATTTGCTGACTGGGCAACAGCCAAGCAAGCAATACAAGTAGAAGTAACAACACCAGAAGGCACAGAGCTTATCTGGAACCAAGACCTCGTTTCCTGCGTGGTAGAAATCGGCCACCTATGTACGCAATGGGGAACCAATGCCGAGGGCTTTCCCGTATGCGAGGTAACAGACCCGTTGTATGCCGTAGATATTGTTTGGCAGGATACAGCTCTTGCCGCTTACGATGCTTCTATTGTATGGCCTAACCCAGTTGGAGTACACTCTTTTGGTTACACGTTAGATACCGAATATGCCCAAGCGTTTTGCGTAGCCAACCCAGATTCCGAATACTGCCAACCACCATTCGAGATATGAAAACAGATAGTTCAAGTGCGGTAGCGACCTCTTGGAGTTTAGCCGTTGGAGGATTGACGATAGCCGAGGTGCATCAAATAGCAGGGATGCTGGTAATGCTGACCTCGTTCGTGTACACGTTGTGGCGTTGGAATCGGGATATTCGTAATGATAAATAGAATCTTCCGTAATCCAAAAACTACCGTTATAGGGCTTATCTTAATTTCATTCGGGGGTATCCTCGTTTGGTTTGAGAAAGCGTCGCTAACGGAGTTTAGTGCGTTTATTATGGGTGGGTTTGCGTTAATGATGAGCAAAGATGGCGAAGCAGCAGGAGACAACAAAAATCAAGAAGTCCAAAAGAAAACTCGGACGGCACACAAAAAGCCAGAACAAAAAGTCGACGAGTAAACCGTACCGGGGGCAAGGGCGGTAATTCGGAAAATGTCCGAATTATCCACCATTAACTTGCACTTTGGTAGTTAATGATGCTTAAAAGGGACAAAATGACTACAAATAGTGCGTTTTATTACACGTTATGAAACTATCTGAAAACTTTACACTTGCCGAGCTTACGGATACGGATACCGGGATTGCAAACAATCCAAGCCAGGGGGAAATAAATAACTTAAAACTATTGGTACAGAAAGTCCTGCAACCAGTACGTGATAAGTTCGGAGTGATAAACGTAACGAGCGGTTTTCGTTCACCATTAGTAAACTCTGCTGTTGGCGGTAGCGCAACAAGCGACCACGTACACGGTAGAGCTGCGGATATTCAATGCGAGGATATGGCTGCTGTATTTAATTACATACGCAAAAAGCTGCCGTTTAAGCAACTCATTTGGGAATTTGGTACGGATACACAACCAAAGTGGATTCACGTTGCCTACGACGTTAATAACAACAAATCAGAAGTATTAAAAGCAATCAAGAAAGGTGGAAAAACTAAATATGTCCAATTTTAACGACTGGTTAAATGAGCTTCAAGAAATTCCCACACCCCCTACTTGTTCTATTGATAATCCTGATTGCGAGTCTTGCTCTGGGTAGTTGTAGTGCAGAATACCATTTGCGTAAAGCCGTAAAGAAAGGTGCTGATGTTTGGCAAACCAAGTGGGATACAACGATTGTTACCAAGGAACGTAACTTATGGGATACGTTAACACTAAACAATGTCGACACCGTGGTTGTCCAAAAGGACAACATTCGGATTAAACTTGTTAGGAACTTTGATACAATCCGATTGCAAGCGACGTGCTTACCGGATACGGTGCAAGTAACCAAGTACATTAACACCAAGATTGCCACCAAAGGAAAAGATGATTGGGAGAAATACCTAATGCTGTTTGCAGTTGGTATGCTGCTCGTAGTCCTAATAAGGCGATAGAGGTACTTTTTCTGCGTTCTAACGCATTATCTATCTAAATTGGATAGATTGTACCACTTGACTAATAAAATGCGTCTAAACGCAAATTTTATTTTATTTTTAATTTTACTACTTAACTAAGTTAGTTAGTTAACTTGATAGTTAGTTAGTTATTTAAGTTATATAGTTAGTTAACTTAACTAAGTTGTAAAAAATAAGCATTGGGCGCATACGCCCGACAAATGTTAATAACTTTTTAGTTATCTACATTGGTTAGACCTATCGTTTTCTTTTTTAGGTTTGCAATATGGCAACAGAACGAAACGACCGACGCAAGAAATATCTTGCTATGGAATTAAAACAAATTCCGAATGACTATACCAACTCCTTCCTTAACCACTTTGGATTCTGCGACTACCCAAGAAGCGAAAACGAATCCTCAGCCCTCAGAAAATACAACACCTGGGAGCAAGGAAGGAAAAACTTTAATAAATGAGCATCAAGGATTCCACCAA